AGACTAAACCTTCACAACACACTAAGAAATTCAAAAAGATGTTTGGTGAAGATGCAGTTGATATGGCACTTGCAAAGGCAAGACAACAGGCTGAACTAGAGAGACAAAAAGAAAAACAAGAGAAAGAAAAAGAAGAACTCAAAGATCGTCATGATAGAGAAAATCAGAGACTAAAACAAGCAGACGAAAAAGAAAAACGAAACGATCAAATTCAAAAAGAAAGAGAAGCACAGAGAAAGGCTTCCGAGAAAAAGAGAGAACAATCAGAAAGTGTAGACCCTGATGATGAGGGTTGGGACGATGATACATTTGAAGTAGAGTGTCGACAACTTTATGGTGATAACATGCCAGATCTACCTGAAGATTTGGAAGAAGATGCAGACAAGTCTCTCAAAGATAAAGCAGAGAAATCAGGTATCTCAGTCTCTATTCTAAAACAAGTTTATAAGAGAGGAGTAGCTGCATGGAGAACAGGACACAGGCCAGGCACTACACCTGAGCAGTGGGGACATGCACGCGTCAATTCCTTTATCACAGGTGGTAAGACAAGAACTACTGCCGATGCAGACCTATGGAAACAACATTCAGGTAAATCAGAAGAAGTCCAAGAAGCAAGAGCAAAACAAGCAGTTTCAGGAAATAAAGTTCAAAAATATATAACAGGATTTGATTTGCCTTGGAAAGGTAAGAAGTATAGTGAAATAGATTTTGAACTTGTTGGTATAGATAATCAATCTAAAGAGGTCAAACTTAAGATTATAGGCCCTAAAGAGTTATTTGGACAAGAGATATCAATATCATTCACTACACTTAGAAGAGGTCGTTTCATGGCAACTGACACTTCAAAAGAAAGTGTAGAAGTCAAAGAAGAACTAAAAGTTTCAGATGGTTTAGGTGCATGGATAGATGACTTTATGAAGTCTGATGCACCACAATTCAAAGGTGCATCTAAAGAGAAAAGAAAGAAAATGGCAATCGCAGCATATCTTGATGCAGGTGGAGAATTGGATGAAGGTAAAATGGTCGCAAGAACACATGAGATTATCGATACTGTTCTCAACAAAGTGAGAGAGAAACTTACAAAAGAATACAGATCAAATCCTGAAAAGGGTATCACTCTTCTACAATCATTTGCAAAAATGATGAACTTTACTGTAACAGATAAAGCACAGAAAGATGGCTATCTGTTTCTAAAAATGGGAGATCAACTTACTGAAGGTAAAATGGGTGACATCTTCTATCATTTACAAAATGGCGACAGTGCAGAGACTATTGCTAAATCTCTAAAGATACCAGTCAAAGTTGCAAAAGGTTTCATAGATGATTTCAAAAAACATTATCCAAGAGAATACAAACAAGTCTATGAAACATTTACAGAAGGTGCAAGAGAAAGAATACTAAATCGTTTCTATGATAAATTAGGAATTGATCAACAAACACACGACTTCATTTTACAGAAAGATAAAGAATGGGGAGAGAAAAGACTCAAAGCAATCAAATCACCTGAAGGTTTAGAAGGTTTGATGAAAGTAGACCAAGAGATCGAAAGAGAAAAATCCAAACTTATTCAACAAGGTAAGTATATCAAATATTGGGAGAAATAAATGAGTGATTTAGGAAAAGGAAATTTTACAGACAACGGAGTACACGAACAGGGTACAGACGAAACACGAATTGCATATCAAAACGATACGCCTGGGCAAGCTGTTGATAAGTTTGTCAAAGAACAAGAGAAAGCATTCCACGAACAAAAAGAAAAAGCAAAGAAACATTTTTCTCAAGTATTCCAAAATCCTTTGAAAGGTTATCCTTACAACGAAGAGATTGAAGTAAAAGAACTATAAAAAATGGCACAGTGGAATAAGGACAGTCAGAGTTATCTGAATAATAACAAGACACTATTTGAGATAGTTGGTCTTGCAGATAAAGACGGAAACATCATCAATACATTTGGTGCTGCTTCTAATGTACCTCTTTCCAATGGTGATATTGCAGGTTATTCTCATGTACATAAGTTTGGTAAGAATCCTGATCTTGCAAATGGTACTGTAGAGACTGTATGGGATGGATCAGTTATTTATCCATGGGCAACATGGGATGCAGGTGCATCACTTGTATATCTAAAATCAACCACAACAGATACACAGAATGTATTTGTGCAAGGTCTAAACCAAGACTGGGAACTCACCTCAGAAACAGTTACACTTACAGGAACAACTGATGTTGCAACTCAGAATACTTATAGAAGAGTATTCAGAATGTATAATCAAGGAACAACAGACTTTGCAGGAGATATTACTGCACACTACGGTTCAGGAACAGGAACAGTCGTTGCAAAGATGTTGAATGGATATAATCAGACACTTATGTGTGTCTATACAGTTCCAGCAGGTTATACTGCATTTCTAACAGATATGGAATTTTCATCACCTAAGAATGCAGAACTTAGATTAGAACTATATGTCAGACCATTTAATAATGTATTCAGAATCCAACATGCTGGTTCTGCATACGGTAGTCAATACGAGAAGAACATGGATGTGCCTCTGAAAATAGCAGAGAAGTCAGATATTGATCTAAGAGCATTGGCAGGAACAGGTGGTGTTGATGCATCTGCATCATTCAACCTTATTTTAGTAGACAATACATACTTATAATGAAAACACTAAAAGAAGTTGCAATAGATGAAACTATTGCACAACTACAAGAAACAAAAACAAATATACTAGACAATCCATTTCGTCTAGGTTCTATGATGTATTTTGAAGTTATCAAAGAAGCACGCAAACTTGTATCTGAAGGAAGATACACACTTACTGAAGTAGACAAATTAATATTAGAAACTGACATAGGAGAATTTGAAATCTATGAGGGGGAAATTGTACCACTGGATTGTCCTTTCGCAATCTTTGAAGAAGAAGATGTGGAACTCAACAAACCTAAGAGAGGAGGCCCTAAGAAGTATTATGTCTATGTCAAAGACCCTGAATCAGGAAAAATTAAAAAAGTTACATGGGGAGACACCACAGGTCTAAAGGTCAAGATAGATGACCCTGAAGCAAGGAAGAACTTTGCATCAAGACATAAATGTGATCAACAGAAGGATAAAACAAAAGCATCCTACTGGGCATGTAGACTTCCGCATTATGCCAAGCAGTTAGGACTTTCAGGCGGCGGAGACTTTTATTGGTAATAAATATAGGAATACATTATGAAGAAAACACTGGCAAGAAGAGAAATACATCACGAGTATTGGAAAGGAGATAGAAGAGCTCATGTCATTTACGACACTACTATGGGTTGGGAATGTGAGTTTTTCAAGGATGATGGGTTTATGGCAAGAGTCCCATTACACAAACACTCAGAGTCATACGCAGAGAATGCTGCTGAAAATTGGGTAGAAGGAATTTATCCATCAAAATCTGAACATTTAGAGGTTATAAAAGACCCATCTAATCCTAATAGTGTAGGATTCTATGGTTATAAAGAAAAATCAGATAACTTTTATCCTGAAATAGATGACTAAACCGTATACAGAAGAAAAATTTCAGAAACACGGCACCGACAGAGTTTACACCATAAGAACATTTTCTGTTGATGTCGATGAAGATGAATTGGTGTGGCACAGAGACCATGACAATAGAGTTGTTTCTGTATTAGAGGGAATAGACTGGAAATTACAAAATGATGATGAGTTACCAATTTTATTAGAAGTTGGAAAAAAGTACAATATAACAGAAGGTCATTACCATAGACTATTGAAGGGAAAAACAAAGTTGGTGATCAGAATTGAAGAAGACTTTCAACCATCAAACAAATCAATTATATAAATAATACTACTATGAGTTACAAATCAGAAAACTGGAAAGAAAAACTTGAAGAAGTTCGCAAGTATGGAACTTTTACCGAAAGAAAGGAAGGTTCTGTAGAGAAGAGTGCAGACGACATTATAAATGAACAGATCGAAGAGGAATTAAGACAACTCTTAGACGAAGAGCCTGCATCTCCTGACGAACTTGAAATGGCACACACTCAGTTAGAGTTTGTTGAATTTGCCACAAACGAAGTAAAAGAATATCTAAAGTCAGGTGTTGACTTTCCTGAATGGTTACAGAACAAACTTACAAAAGCCCATGAAGTGATGAAAGACATTCATGCACAAATGGAAGGCGATAAAGCTAAGAGAGACGAAAACGAAGAACAGAAAGAAGAAGTTGAAGTCGAAGAAACTCCAGTAAAAGAATCAGTAGAGAAGTCTATTCAAAAACTAACAGAGAAAAACATGTTAGGTAGACTTGCAAAACAATTGAAACTCAACGAACAGGGTAAAAAACAAATGTTCGCATACTTTGAGAAAGGGGAATTACAACAATGAACATCAAAGACTTACCAAAAGGTTTAGTTGATTCAGTAGCTAAAGTCTACAAAGAAACGACAGAATATCAAAAGTTTTTTCAGTCTGCACTGAAAAAGTTTGGTGTTACTTCACCAAAAGAATTGACAGGAGACAAAGAAAAAGAGTTCTATGACTATATCGATAAGAACTGGAAGGGAGAAAAGGAGTCAGACTAATGAATATCTTTCAAGAAGCAAAACAAGTATTAGACAAAGACGGTAAAGTCAATGCTCTCGGCCCCTACGGTAAGTCAAAACTTACTGGGTCTGAGATTGCCTCTTATTTTAGAAAGAATAAAGTTTCAGATCCACAAGTCAAGAAAGCAGTAGAAGTTGCACTTGATCTTGGTGGTGCGTATGATGTTGCAACTAAAGAAATCAAAAAATTCTACGGAGATCAAATCCTCAAATCAAAAGAAGTTCAATATGCACTTAGATATGCAAACGAAGAAGTAGTTGCAGAAGGTAAACTTGGTGACTCAATCATTCGTAGAGACTTCCCTAATGTATGGGCTGCAAGTGCAAGAGATAGAGAGATTCTTAAAAAGTTTCATGCAAAAGTAGATACATCAAACTACAAACAACAAAAAGATTTATATCGAAAAGATATCAAAGGTTTCATTGATTCATTAAATGAAGGAACAATGGGTATTGGTATTTTTGATAGAGACCCTAAGAAAGCTGACAAAGCTATTAAGGGTATGGAGAAACTAATAGGATCCATAAGAGGTAGTACTAAGGTAGGTTCACCTGAAGGTGAAAAGTTTAGTAAAGAATTAGATATGAAATATCTATCAGATGATCAACTTGCTGATGATTTTGCAAATCCAAAAAACAAAGACAAGTCAATCAAGGATATTCTAAAAAAACATCAAAAAAGACTTGGTATTAAATTTGAAGAGGTCGAAATGGACAAAAAAGAAACAGTCATGGACTCATATCGTAAAATGTGGGAAGACGGTTCTTTACAAGAAGAAGTTGCAAACCTTACAGTTGACCCAAATAACAAATTATCAAAACCTGCTGACCAAAACAAACATGCATTGGAAATAGTAAAAAATGCAAGAAGATTTGGTCTTAAAGCAGCACTTATGGGTAAACATGTTAGAATCAAAGGTGCAAAGAAAGCAGTCAATGATTTTTTAAGAACAGTAGTTGGTAGATCATCATACGGAGACCCAACAGAAAAGGATATGTCAACACCTCAGATTGACAAGATGTTGACTAAAGATTTAAAGTAATGTCTAAAGAGTTAACAAAAGCTGAAGTTGAGAAAGTTCTCACTACAGATGCAAGGTTCAAAGTCTTCAAAGAGAAGATTAGAAAACTCGGATATATAAAATCCGAAACTGCAAAGGTACGACAAGTCATGGAAGTTAGTGCTGACTTCTCAATGATGTCCGATGCAGGAAATAAAAAGATTGCTCGTGCAGTTGCACAAGCTAGTAATGAAAAAGACCTCAAGTCAAGATTAGATCAAATTTCTAAAATGGCAGGGGGAAAATATTCAGAGGCACAAGAGGATGAAGTATTTCGAAGAGCTTTAGATGCGTTCAACTCTAAAAAGAAGGGAACACAAAACTGGGCAGATGCAAATATCCTTATGCAACTTCGTAAGTTCAAAGATGTCACTAAAGATGGTGAAGTTAGAACAGACGATATGAAGTCAAGTAAGGTAAAAAATGCAGATGCTCGTAAAGTTCATGACATTTTAATGGGTGTCAAAGCACCTGTTAGAGATAAATACTTACGGTTATTACAAAAAGATAAATCATCATTTGAGAAGACATTCAAACAGATTGCCTCCTTGAATGTTAGAGTTTAAAAAATTAGGAGAGAAAAATGGCACTTTGGGGAATATCAACTTCAGACGAAAGTAAACCAAAATACCTATCACAAGAAGATAAAAACAACACAATCGGTAAAGAAGAAGGTTGGGTTCTAAAGAAAACTGTTGGTTCAAGAAACTTGGAAGAAGTTCTTGTAGCAATGAGTGCTGGAACAAATCTTTCATCTGCTCTTGCAGAAGCTACTATTGATGCTGTCTTCTTTACTGCTTCATCATACGATCAAGGCGACTCTGCTTCAGTAACAGTTGTATACAACGAAAATGTTGATGTGACAGTTGGAGCAACACTTGTTGTTACAGGTTCAGTAACAGGTTCAATCACTGCTACTGCTGCTGCTCAAACTGGTGTCAACAAAGCAGTCTTCGCTTTCACAGTTCCTTCACAAACTGAATCACTATCAATCGGTGCTCAGACAATTTCAGGAACTATCGTAGACTCAGTTGGCGGAGCTACATCCGATAAAACAATCGGTGCTGGCGATGTGATTGATGCAGGTGGTGCTGGTACAGGCGGTACTGCAACAATAGCTGTTGCATAATTAGGAATTTGAAATGAAATTTAAGTTATTAGGCGCAGAAGCAGCATTAGGTAGTGGAACAGGAAATGGTTCTAACTTTTCTAGTGCAACAGTAGTCAGGATTTTCAATTCTGATTCAACTGCACACCTAGTATCTGTAGAAACAGCTGGTGCAGTATTAGTCGGTAGTTTTACACTAGGTGCTGGTGCAAGTGCAGAAGTTCAGAAATCACCTTCAGATGAGGTGTTTGCAGATACAGGTACAGTTGTAAAGGGTGTAGCAATCGCCCATAACGCATAGGAAAAAATATGAAAAAGTTTATAGAATTTATCAGAGAAGCTCATTCAGGATTTGAAGGTGCAGGTTTATCATCTCTCCATAAACCTTATGACCTTGACGATGCTGAAGTAAAACTTAGAGTAAATGCAATCTTAGGTCATACTGCAAGTTCAGAGTATATGAACCCTCATGCAGCTCTAGGACAGATGGAAGCTAAACTCAATCAACTAGGTCTTACAACAGACGGACTAAAAAATTTAGAAATCACAGAAGGTGAAGTAGAAATTCCTTTCAAACTTCATGGGGATATCACTGGTAAATCAGTTGATACACCTATCGATGAGATTGATCACGAGGAAAGAATCTACAATCTAAAAGTGAGATTTGAAGAACTTAAAACTGGATTATTCAAAGTTTACGGTTCATTAGTTTAGTTTTATTATACCTATATAAGGTATAAACAAATTTATTTTATTATGGGTCTATTTGACAAGTTAACATCAAAAAATTTTTACGCCTTTGCTCTTCAAAACTATGACGATCCACAATGTACGGATATGTCAGAGTTTGAAGAGGACTTGCGTGTCTTTCGATATCTAAAACGACTCTTACACCGTTATCACAACAATGGTGAAATCCGAGAGCGTCTCATGCTAAATCACATTATTCTTTTACTCAATGTATTCGGTTATGATCCATGTATGAGAATGTTAGAATTCAAAATAAAAGAAGAATTATACTGGTCATCTATTAAAACGATGTTATTATATCTCGGTTATGTAAAAGAGAATTGGAAACCTGAGATAAATATTGATGAGAAACTTGCAGAGAGACTAAGAGAATTATAGCCACCCTAACTCAACGGCAGAGTAACGCTTTTGTAAAGCGTAGGTTCTCGGTTCAAATCCGAGGGGTGGCTCCATTATAACGGAAGATTAATTCAGTGGGACTGGACACCGCCTTGAAAGCGGTTGGAACCGAAA